ATTACAAACTTTCTAATCTTAATAGAATCGATCTTTGTCAGTAAATCACTATAAATTTTCTGAACCGTCTGAATAGATTTGTTGTCGTCGGTTATATTCAAAACACCTTTAATAGAAAATTTCTGAAGATCATTGATGATTCTTCTCAAATCAGGTAGATTGGTTTCAATATGCTTGTAAAGCATACCCAATTCCGGATCTGTAAATTTTACATTTTCATCTTTTAGAATTTTACAGCATCTCTTAGTAGCTTCAAAATTATCAGGTATAATATTGAACATCAAGCACCTAGATTGAATGGGTTCAATAATTCTGTTGATATAATTTGCTGTTAAAATAAACCTAGTATTAGAAGAATACTCTTCCATAACACTACGGAGGATTCTTTGAGCATCAGAAGATGTACCGCAAAATTCATCAAGAATAATCACTTTCTTCTTTCCATCTAGAGAAGAAGTCTGTGCAAAAGAAGTAACCTTATTTCTTATGGTATCCACTCCATTCTCGTCAGATGCATTAATATAAAGATGTTGACATTTCAATATATCATTGACAATAATCTTAGCCAAAGTAGTTTTACCTGTACCTGAATTTCCGTATAAAAGTAAATGTGGTGTATCTTCATTTATAGTAGAAAAGAATTTACGATTCTCTTCTGTAAGAACTAAATCATCTAATGTTTTTGGTCTCCATTTTTCAACCCAAAGCTGGTCATAAGAACTCATATATCCATGATATCTGAAAATTTACCTTTGTCAATTCTTGATAATGGGTAAGTATTAGTGTAATATATAATCATGTCAAACGATCCCGAAATAGATTCTATCATAGATCAATTAAAAAATGATGCAGTTCCTTCAATTTCTTTACCAAAACAAACCGAAATAGTAAAAACAGAGCCATTAACAGATGCAAATGTGGGTGACTACGTTTATGAAAAATCTGCACAATTGGTAGATTCTACTTTAAATGCGATTGAGAACATAAAGGATAACATTTTAACGGGAACTGACCCAAAGGAATTAGCTGCTTTATCTCAATTGATAAATTCAGCAACAAAGGCATTAGACCAATTAAATAAAATCAATATTCAAAATAAGCAAAATAAAAATAATATTGAAATTAAAAAGATGGAAATTGAATCTAATGTTAATAATCCACCACCTCCACCTACTACGAATATTATGATAGCAACTAGAGAGCAAGTTATGGCTCAGTTGTTTGATAAAAGTACGAAGAAATTACCCAGTTCAGAAGTTATAGAGGGTGATTTTGAAAAAAGTTAATTTTTAATTTTTTTTTTGTAAAAGTACAAAAAAAGTGCCTCCACACATAGCAATCTGTGTGGAGGCTTTATTTTTTTCTAAGATTAAACTTAGAGGTAGTTAGCTACGCTTGCGTTACCTGCGAAGTTGACTCCGAGACCACTTACTATGATGAGGTGGTAGTATAAGCTTGCACCAAAGATATGGTCAACTACACCGTAACGAGTCATAAGACCTACTCTTGGAGCAAAGTCATTAGGACCGACGGTACGCTGAATCATAACTGGGATGTATGGACAGTATACGATACCTGTATCATAGTATTCTGTTCCCTTATACCCTAAAAGGGCATACTCCACATTGTTACGCTGCTGTGCAAGATACTGTGCATCAGTACGTGTATCACGATAGACGGTAAAACGTCCACCGAGAGTACCAACCTTTGCGATACCAGTAGGCTGTGTGTTAACGTTTCCGTTAACTGTCATCCACTGGAATTCTGGTAACATTTCAAGGATTGCACACACGCGAGGTGTGGCAATAATGAAGTTAGCAGAACCTCTACGGTTACGGATTGCGATGCGGTTAGCTTCAACAATTACCTTACTGTAGAAATCACGGTTGCGTTCGCCAAGCCAACGTGCGTCAGCCGACTGTGCGTACCAATAAGAGTATCCATTTCCAGCATAGTTACCTGTGGGGCCACCTGCATTGAGACATGTTTGGATCATTCTGATAACCATTTCACGGTCGATTTCGGCCTGAATTTCGTAACTCATTGCGTTAGTTAATTCGGAGTCGATGTCGAGACCGTTCATGTTCTTGAGATCTTGCTCAAGTTCAACGGACCAACGAGCGGCGAGACGGCGTGTGCCAGCCTCTACAGCTGTTTTGCTGAACTGAACAACAACCTGTGGGATGTTAGCAGTTAATTCATAGTTACTTAAGAGTGCAGCAACACCTGCGTCTGCGGCGATCATGTCAAAAGGAGAACCTGTGACACCTACACCACTAAGACCGGAAAGTGCTGAAGCTGAAGTACCTGTGAATCGTGTATCCAAATACTGATAGCCTAATTCTTGCTCGTCGGATGATAAACGGGAAACACCGTCTGGTCCACTTTGAGTTGGACCAGCTGATGCATAACCGTCAACACCGTTGCCGCCTAAGCTATCTGCCTCATACTTGTAACGTAATGCAAAAGCAAGACCTACTGGGCCTGACATTGGCTGTACACCTACGATCTCATTTGTGATAAGCTCTGGGAAAGTACGGCGAACCATAGGAATTAAAACCTTTGGTAAGCGGGAATCACCCTTTGCGTATGTATCACCACTGAACTGACTTGGAGAATTTGCGTTGATTGTGCCAAAAACACCAGAGTTACCTGAAATGTTTGAAGCTTCTTCAATGCACCAACGTTCTTGGTTTTCCATGAGGATAGCAGTTGCGAGTCTCTGGTGTTCAGATTCGATTGGAGCAACCTTGTCGGAGCTATAATCGAGAACTGGTGCCCACTTCTCTACTAACTGCTGTGCACGTGAACGATCAATGTAGCCTGTTGAAGGATTTACAGTTTTCATATTCGTTTTTGTATGGATAGAATACTGAATTAATTAGTCTTAAATTATAGAAAAATTACTTTTTACTATAACTCTCAGACTTCTTTAATTCATTCAGATATCCGCCAACGATTGGATCGTTGTTTGTTACTGATTCAGTAACTACTGACACGCTAGGAACCTTGACATCACGGGTTTTAGCCGATGCCTTCGCTTCTTTTACGAGTTCAGTAGCAGCTTCTTCCTCGCTGCGTTCGAACATCTCAACAACATAGTTAAAATTCTCTTCAATATAAGAAGAATCCTTGTCGTTTAACAATTTATGGATAAAATTCTTTTTGTTTGATGGCATACCCTTTGTTTTGTTCTCCAAAACAAGTGCTGTGCCAGCAAGCTTAAGCTTCTCTAGGAGAGCTTCATTTTCTTTATAGGACTCGTTGAGTCTTTCATTAAGTTCATCAATATGATTCTTACCTTCTGCTATTGTTGACTTAATTCCAGCGTCAATCGCTTCCTGATCAATTCCAACAATGGAACGGATCTTGTCAAGCTGTGTACGTGCGTATGTGTTCGCAACAGCTTCCTGTAATTGCTCTTTCGGAAGAGCCTTTTCTAAATAAAGGTCAATGAAATTACTAACTTCATCGATCATTTTATTTTTAAAATTGTCTGCCTTTTCATTTAAGGACTTACGATAGAAACTAACAACACTTTCTAATTTCAAAGCATGATCATTATTGATTGCTTCAACGACCTTTTCGAGTTTTGCTGTGTGATCGGTATCAATTGCTTCGATGAGCTTTTCTAATTTTGAAGCATGATTTTCATCTTGTTTGGAGAGAGCACTTTCAACTTCGAGAGTTAATCTTGCTTCTACTTTTTCATTTACAGCGGTTTCAAATGCTTCAACGATAGCTGATGCTGTTTCTTCGCTGATAACATTCTTATCTAAGGATTCGATGATTGCTTTGAAATTCATATGTTTTATATAATTTACTTATTCTTAATTAATCCCATTTTAGCGATTTTTTTTATAATCTTCCATTCTCTTTTCCCATTCCTTAATACCATTATATTCTCTTACGGTATCATCTGATCTTAATTTTGGTTTATTTTCATTTTTTGGCTTAGAAGAATCTTTTGAAGATTTTGAATCCTTTGGAAGTTTTTTCACTGCCTTAACGGTAGCCTTCTTTTTCATTACAGGTCTTGCATATGGTGCTTTTGGTTTTTCACTACTATCAACCTTTCTTATTGCTTTAACTACTGCCTTTGTTTTATTCTCAACAATTTGATTTAAGGATTTATTTGCTTCAGAATAGTTCTTTTCGCAAAGTTGTGTTAAGAATTTTGAAATTAAATTACGAATACTCATATTATTATTTATCTTTATTTATTACAATTAAGCTTTTTTCAATTCATTAATGAACCAAATAAATTGTTCACGTAGATATGAATCTTTTTCTTTTAATGGAAGTGTTGAAATATTTTTTTCAAATTGATCATACAAAGCTTCAAATTCGCCGTTGTCTGCAAGAACCCATTGTTTTGATTCCATAATACCATTTACGAATGCAGTAGGAACTGACGGATCAGCAACTACATCAATTGCAACCAATCGAAAATCAGAAACATGACCAATTCCGTTTTTCTGGTCAACTCTTCCTAATGCACGAGAAGAAACTCCGAGTTTAACTCCATCTAAAATTAATGACTTTACAATTTGCCCCATAGGAGTGGAAAGAATTTTAGATTTACCATAAAATAAATTTCCATCTTGTTTTAATTCAGAAACAATATGACAAGCTCTCTCTAAATTTACTTCGGGACTGCTTGGGTGATTTAATTCACCAGTTGCTCTTTTTTCCTTAATCATCTCCTTATCGTAACGAGATACTTCACGGACCATTTCTTCTAATGGATAGATTCTTTTATTTCTATTTGCTTCTGCTGCTAATAAATAGGGTCCATATAAAAACATTTCTGATGGAGAATTTCTATTTTGTTCACTTACTAGAACTTTTAAGTCATAATTTGGAGACTCTACGATTAGGTTATAAGCTTTGCTCATATAATTATTTATATCACTTACTTACTCTCTTTTAAGTTTTTTTCATTAAGAATTATGAAAATATATCCTTTATTTGCAGCCCATGCTTTTGCAGCTTGCCATTTTGCTTGATTTACAGCCCATGTAACTTTTTCATAAAGCATAGTTGATTGCTTTTTTTTGTTGGTAATAGTAGGAGGTTTAGTTTGTTTTTCTGGTTTTACTTCTATCAGTAATTTTTTAATTGTCCCGTCTTTTGCTTTTAATGCAGCAACTAAATCAACAAAATATCTATGTATTTTTCCGTCTTTGGGTGATTGGTATGGTATCACTATTGACTCCGATCCCCATGTTATCACATTAGGATTATTATCCAAATATCTAAATGATAATAATTCTAATTTTGATCTATATATAATAGGACGAGTTCCTTTATACTTGTCTGGATTTTTACAATTATAAATTCCTTGAGTATAATTTCTATTTTTTTTCATTAGCCAATGAAAAAACGAACCGGATCAGTATCGATATTGTTTTCTTCTAATTCTTTCTCTAATTCATCTTTTTCTTTGATACCTTGATTCATTAAATCTTGATAATTTACGGTTTGATTACCGAATAAATTTGTACCTGCATATTTTCCTCTAACATGAGCTAATGTTATTTTTGATAATGCAAGAGTATATTTGTAAACCCAAGAATTACTGACTAAATCTTTAATTCTTTTTTGAACTTTAGCTCCAATTAATCCATAATATGGAGATAATGTTGTATTTGGTTCAGGTAATATTTTTAATATCTGAGTTTCAGGATAAAATCTAAGATACGGTTTCAATGCTAATACTTTTTCTCTAGTATCTATCCAAGTTTTAAGTGCTTGCCATGTTATAAGATCATATCCAACGTTACCTAAAAGATTTCCAAAATATGCTTGCTGTGCGATTGTGTTTTCAATAGTAAAAAGTGTGTTTACACCTTGATTATCACCTTGTTCAAATGAAAATACATCAACTACCTTTCTATAATCACCCATGTCATAATCATAACATGCACTCAATGATGGACTGTTACTATCTGTATTATACATGTCTGGAGTAACACTAAAAAGCATATCTATTCTAAGTCCAACACCTCTTTTGTATAAATCAGATCTAAAAACTAGATATTCTTCTGTTACACCTGCAAACTTTGTGAAGTATTCGATTGCTACATCAATTAACTCATACATTTGTTCACTACTAAGCTCAACTTGAACCATTGGTTCGCCCAATGTTCTTCTTATTCTCTGAGCTAATGCATCATAACTCTTAATAGTAGAATTAAAAGTCAAACTACCATGAAAATTATTAGGTAAAACTGATGTTGTGGGTATATTAGGCATTACCTAATTACTTATCTAAGAAATATAACTAATATAAATTCCAGAAACACAAGGCTTCTGTATATCGATTTCATCTTTAAATGAACTAATGAATGGAACGTAACTATCTCTTGATAAGATACCAAATCCTGCTTCATTTTCTATAATCACATCGAAATAACCAGATTGATTAAAAACACCAGAAATTGAAAATGTTAACATTTTATCAGATAAAACAATATAATCGTTTAATTCTATACCGTAAAATCCAATATTTGTAAGAGATAAATTACTAACAGATGAAAATGGATTATAGAATGTGACGGGCGTATTGAATATATTGTAATTTTGCGAACTTAAATATACATTTCTAATATTCCAAAAACTTTTTCCAGTTATATTAACTAAATTTGAATCTATTTCATTATATTTTGGATCATGTACAATAAAATTGTACAAATTAACATCATTTGGATGTGGTTTAGCTGATATTATGAATTCTTCCATCTTACGAAACTGGAACTGGTGCGGGTTCTTCAGAAGTTTCTGCTTCTCCCCCACCTACTTCTGGTGGTGTTCCCGCTTCTGGTGTTGCTTCACCACCAAATTCTGGAATTGCTGCTCCTCCTTCAGTTGCACCTAATCCAGCAGCAGATCCACCTGCTGCGGGTTCTGCTCCCCCAGCACCCAATGCATTAGATGCTTCTTCTGCTGCTTGAATGTGTTCTCTCCAATTGGGACCGGAATTTGAAATTTGCTGTAATTCCCAATTCAATGCTGCATCCTTTCTTAACCATTCCATATTCTCACTAATCTTAGAATCGTTAAATCCAAGATAATGACGTTGTGCAAATGTTTTAGATATTGATTCATTTGCAGCTATATCATTAAATGTCTTATACTTCAATTCGAATTCTTGATTCTTTCTTATTGCAAAATAACTAGATGGTGGATTTAAATGAAGATCAAAATAAGACTCATGTAATTTATATTCTCTCCACCATCCACGTAATTTCAAGTGCGTAACAAATGCTTGTTTTAAGCCTTCCGTAAATTGGTTCTGTAACCTTAAAATGAATTTAGCGAAACGTAATTCTTCACGAAGAATTTCAGCACCATCTTTATATCCGTCTTCCGGATTCAATCTAGTTAATGGAACTTTTAAACTCTTGTAAAGTTTATTTACGAAGTACATTAAATCTTCAATTTTACCTAAGTTAGCACCGCCTTGTAAAACTTCGACATCACTACCGCCTTCGTTTCCTTTCTTAGCAAACCAATAAGAATCCAACATTGATTGTGGATCATACATGTTTGCTGGTCCTTGTCCTTGCTGCGAATCATATGTCTTTTTAGACCAATAAGATTGCATTAATTGTCTTAAATACGCCTCTGCTTTTGCTGGAGGCATATTACCAACATCGATTTTAAATTTCAAACGCTCTGGAGCACGAACCATTCTATAAATGACGACCGCATCTTCCAGTAACGAAACTTGCTTATATGATCTTCTGGCATTTTCAATAAATGGAATTCTAATGGACATGTCTTCGTTCCACATTCCGGAATTTATATATGTAATTTGATTACCATTAAATGTAATAATCTGTTGTTGTAAATTATTCTGACCCATTGGTGGTGGTTGTGGATTGTTACCAACGGATTGATTTTGTTGTAAACTTATTGGTTTTTGAAAAATGAAATTTTCTATTACGTTGTTTTGAACATTATCATAGACAGGGTTTATTAGTTCGCCCGGTATACAGAGCACACCAATAACACCTAAATCCTTCTTCTCTTCATGTACTATATTTTCAAAAAACAATTCACCCTCAATCAATAATTGTCTGCAATATCCCCATCCTTTATGTTCTAAATCATAAATTTGAATAAATTTATAAAACTCTTTTTCTATTTCGGTTCTTTGTTCTGAATCTAACTTACCAAATGATGAGAATCCAATTCTTATGATTTTATCTTGTTCATCTTTATTTAAAAACTCATCACATATTTCATCAAGACAGTCCGAAATTTCAGCATATGATGCCATTCTTCTATATTCAGATATTCTACGAATTTTATCAGTGTCTACTCTGGCGTAGATGTATTTGTGATATGCGTGATCCGATGCAAAGGAACCCGGATTATACATATCGTTCTGACGCATATGTGGTCCCGTAATGACCGATTGCTGTAAAACTCTATATTCATGTCTTTTTGCTAATCTATCAAATAATTCATATTTCGGATTTCCAAAATCCGCATCAACTGCATCTTGCATGTAAGGCAGTTTTTGTAAGATAGATGCTATAAAATTTCTTCCGTTATCCGGTTGTCTATTTGCTGTTGGTAATAAATCAGGCATTTTTAATATTTATTCAAAAATATTATTTATCAAGAAACTTGTGTTTTTAAAAAAACCATGTAAATTATACGATAGATGAAAAACATATTCTTCAATTCTTCTATGCCTAGAAGTATGAGTACACTTCTACAATGTATTTTGAATCAAAATCCCGAAATACAAGCAACACCAACAGATCCAGTATTAGAATATTTGTATGGTGCTAGGATGAATTTTACAAATACTCCCGAAGTAAAGGCGATGGGAGAAGTATTGTCGATAAAAACTTGGAGAGGGTTTTGTTTGGGTGGATTGGAGGGTTATGCAAATTCGTATACTGATAAACCAAATCTTTGTATAAAAACACGGGGTGGTACAATTCATTATCGTTGGTTTGAGGGGTTTATGCCTTATAAACCAAAAATGATTTGTATGGTAAGAAACCTTAAAAGTATTTTTTCTTCTATGGAAAAACTTCATAGAAAAAAACCTGAATATCATCATGATATTCAAAACCATCAAGAAATGAAAGGTACTAGTACTGCTAAAAGAATTGATGCATGGTTAGCAACTCCTCCTGTTGGATTAGCACTTGAAAGACTTCAACAAACTATTTTAGAAGGTATTAATAAAGAAATTCTCTATATTAGAGCAGAAGATTTAACAAGTTATCCTGAACGAGAAATGAACAAAATTTACAAATATTTAGATTTACCTTTTTATAAGCATGATTTCGATAACATAAAACAGACTGTTGAGGTGGATGATTCCATCTACGGAATGACAAAAGATTTACATACAGTCAGATCTTCAATTAAACCAGTAAAAGCAGATTATGTTGATATCCTAGGTAAACAACCTTGTGATTGGATTGATGCGAATTTTGCATGGTATCAAAAACCCTTTGGCTACAGCGTTTAAAATTTATGGACAAATACGTAATATTTCATATCGATGGAGGTTGTGGTAAAAATATTGTTGCAACTGCTGTTGTCAAATCAATTAAAGCCGCATACCCTGAACATAAATTAATTGTCGTTTGTGGTTATCCTGAAGTTTTTTTACATAATAAAAACATTTATAGAGTTTTTAGATTTGGTTCTCTTCCTTATTTTTATGATGATTATATCGATAATAAAGATTCCATAATATTAAGAATGGAACCATATCATTCCGGAGATCTTCTTTATCGCAAAAAATCTCTTGCTGAAATTTGGTGTGATGTTTTAAACATAAAATGTATTGATACTAAACCAGAATTATTTTTAACTGAGAGAGAATTATTGTCGGTTCGTGCAACTCTTGATAAGAAAGGTCCGATTTTAATTGTACAATCTTCTGGTGGTGCAGATGTACAAGGACATCCATATTCATGGGCTAGAGATTTACCTCCTAATTTTGCACAAGAAGTTGTAGATTCTGTTAGAGATAACTTTGATAAAGTAATTCAAATAAAAAGAGAAAACCAAATAGGTATCAATAATACTTTCCATTTAACTGATAATTTTAGAAATCTTTTTTGTTATATTGCACTGTCTGATAAAGTACTCGCAATTGATTCGTTTGTTCAACATGCAGCTGCTGCATTAAATAAATCAGCGGTGGTTGGGTGGATCTCAAATTCACCAGTTGTTTTTGGTCATAAATTACATACTAATATTCTACCAAAATCACCGGAGGCATTTAGACATAGACCTGATTCATATCTTGAGACTGATGATTGGACAGGTGGAAGGTTTTACGAATGTCCTTATGATAATATTGACAGTATATTTGATAAAGATGAATTTGTCGAAGCGATTTTAGGATCAAAGTCAAACGAAATACTTTTCGATTATAATCCAAATATAATAATTTAATAATTTGTAGCTATATCAGGAGCAAGAATATTAGTAGAATTTATTCCTTTCTGTAAACTGTTATATGCTATAAGATTGTTGTATTTTCCATTGCTACCATTATAACTACATTGGTTAAATACTACGTTAGTTACTGTTCCGATATTATAACTATTTTGACAGAAGATACCGGAATTACTAATCGTTCCTGTATTATATGAAGTATTACAAAAATAAGATTTATTAGGTATAATTCCACGGTTGTAAGAATTATTACAAAAGACAAAAGCAGTCAAAGGACTCATATTATTATCAAATACACAACCATTAACACTAACACCAAAATAGTTTGTACCTGTTACTGTAAATGTACGATTGTTTACACTAGATAAACCAACATACTGTAATGCACTTAAAACACATCCTGT